CACGAGGCCTTTGTGCGGCATTGTGTCGGCAGGATAGGCGTGCGGGAGGGCGTCAGGGATCAGCGGCGCTTTCGTGTGGTAAGGGCTTTGCGTGGATTGATTGACCGCGGCGCGTTTCCGTTTGCGATAGCAGGCGACAAGTTTGTGCTTGCGGGAACTATCCCGTAGCACAGCGCTTCGAGCACAGCGCCAGATGGTTGTGCGCAGAGTGCCCCGCTCACCGACTGTCTTGTTCGCGCATGCGTGCGGTGTTATATCGTCGTCATGCTTCCCAAAGTACACTCGCCTGAAGTCTTCGCTGAAGTCATTGCTCGCGTCGCAAAGGGTGAGACCATCGCGGCTGTCGCCAAGCGCATAGGCGTCGACCGCGCGGCCGTGACTAATTGGGCGCGCCGCTTCCCGGAATTCGGCCGAGACCTGGCCAAGGCTATGGAAGACGGCGCCGACGCACTAGCTGACGAAACGTTGCGGATCGTCGACGGTGACGACCTGGACGACGAAGTGGAGATGATCGACCTTACGACGAAACAGCGGGCCCTAGTGCCGCGCAAGGTGAAACTGGCGGCAGCTGGTGGAGATCCTGTCGCACGAGCTCGGCTGCGCAGCGAGATGCGTCTGAAGCTGCTGGCGGCCCGCTCGCCTGAGAAGTATGGCAATAAAGTCCTGCACGCGGGACATGACGGCGGCGCGATCAAGTCCACACAGACCATAGACATCAAAGGCATCGCCGCTCAACTGCGAGCAGCCGCCTCGGGCAGGACCATCGAGGGCGCGGCCGTGGCCATCGACACAAGCGCGCCGCGTTTCGAGGCTGACGGCAAGATGCGACGGCGCTTGACACAATCAAGCGACAGCTTTAATGGTGGGCCCGTCAGCAACGAAGGGGATTCGCAATGCCCACCACATTCCACACAGAGCGAGACGCGCAACGCGCCATCGCCGATGCAATCCGCGCAGGGCGCTGCACAAGCGGCTACGTCTCCCAGCAATGGCGCGGATCCTCGTGCCTGCACTACGCCCACGTCAGGCATGGCGCCAGCGGCTGGTGCCTCTGACGCCTCGTGCAACGCGTCACGCGTGGCAACGCGTGGCGAGGCGCAGGGCGGCCAGTCCTCGGCGGACTGGGCCGACGGCCTGGTCGGCGATCGTGGGGGGCCGGCCACCCCCCGGGGGGCGGAATCGGCGCCGGCACGCGAAAGGGGTCCCACTGTGGCCAAACGCACCAGCACACAAAATTCAAACAATTCAAGTACCTGCTTTCCCGGCCCTGCCGAATGGAGCCCGGAGGACTACGTTTGACGCGAAAGGGGTCCCATTCTGTGGAATGGGTCCCATCCGCCCCCGCTGACAGCCAACACCCGCAGAGTTGCAAACCAAGTGCTTGACACCCCGCTGCGCCGCGCCTAGCCTCTCCCTCGAGAAGGGGACCCCATGCAAAACGCGGCTTTTACCACCAGCAACCATCACAACTACTGGCACGAGCGGGACCCGTCGTGAGGCCGCTGGCCTTTTTCGTCGCCATCAGTTCGGCCGCTGCGGTCATCTCGAGGCCGATGGAGTGGACGCTCGCGCTGACTTTGCTGGCAGGTTTCACCTTGTCGGTGCTATACCTCGCCGAGGGGCAGACGGGCAGGAAGGCCGGGGAGCCCAAGGACAGGAGTTGACGACATGGGCATGGGGGATCTCACTGCACAGGAACTGGCGCAGCGGCTGCTGGCCATCAAGGGCGCGATCAACGAGGGCGAGTACGCGGTCGACGCGCTGCTGTGGTTCAACGAGCACGCGACCGATGTCCGGCCGTCGGACCTGTTTCTCGGGGGCATGCGCCTCGTCGCGCAGGACACCGAGAATGTGAGCAAGGCGCAGCACTTCGTCGATCTGGCCTGCGCCGAGGCGGCGCCGCAGATCCTCCTGCGTGCGCTCGCCCTGGCTCGGGCGGCCGGTGACGAGGCCTCGGCTACGGTCAAGGAGAACCTGCCTTGAGCCGGGCGTTCTTCGGCGTCAGCGGCGTACTGTTCGGCATCGGCTGGCTCGCCGGGATGTTCAAGGGAGATACGTCGTTCGCGAGCATGTCGCTGGTTGTCGCCATGCTCGCTCTCGGCTTCTGGGCGACACTGCGCAAGCTCGACGTCCTGTTCGAGGCCCTCGGGATCGAGGACCCGAGGGGGTGAATGCCTGTACCAACTACTCGTGCAAGCTCTACGGGTGCGTTGGTGGTTGCAGGCGGGTTAAACGAAAGGGTGATGACATGAGTATAAGGGATTGGTTCGGCGCCGCCGAGCAACAGCAGCGCAACGCGTTCGAGGACACAGCGCCGGGGCAGATCGCCTTCCAGCAGGGGCCCCGGGACAGGCCGGAGTTCGAGGAGGCGATGAAGGTCCTCAAGGCAAGGGCAGTGGGGATGGAGAAGGAACTCCAGGCGCAAGTGCCCGCGGCCGTGCGCGAGCGCACCGACGCGACCGTCTCGCCGACGTCCGCCTGGGCGTGGGAATGGCTTCCTGTCGGCGGAGGCAGGACCCGCGCGGCCGAGGACATCGTTGGCAAGCAGTAGCGGAGGGGGTTGGGACATGAGGTTCGGTTCAAGGTGTTGCCCCCACTGCGAGCGCTGGCATCCTTCGGCGGAAATGTGTGGCTGCGAGGGCGAGCGGGAAGCGAGAATGCGGCCTTACCGGGAAGCGATAGAGAAGATGAAGGCCGAGAAGCGAGACACGTCTGACAATGTCAGTCGTTCCAATGACTGCCCTCTCGTCATGGTCGAGTGGGAGGATAGCGCGCAGCCGATCCCGAACTGGTCCTATCTAGCATCGTTCGATCCCCCTGGCACCATTCGCTGTGCCTCGGTTGGCTGGCTTATCCGCGACGATGGCCAGATGATGGCCATAGCGCCCAACATGGGGGCGATCGACGACGAAAACAGCTTGCAGGTATCGGGAGTGATCCAGATCCCCACACGCTGCGTTCTGAAGTTAACCCGCCTGCGGGAGCCGAGCCTTACCCGCCCTTCCTCTCGTCCTGCGAGAGCACGGAAGCCGCCAACAGTGGAAGCGAAACAAGGGGAGAGAGTGTGATGAAAACCGACGCCGAGCGCATCGAGTGGCTGCTGGACCGAAGCCACACCATATCGAGCATAGTCGACGCTATCGAGGATGAGGGTGACCGGGTCTACTTCGGCAGCACGAACGACGCGGATGAACTGCGCGCCATCGGCGAGGAACTGGTAGCATTCTGGTACTCACAACAGGACGATTGCGATGACTGAGGCATTAGAGCCTGCCGGCTGGACAATCTACGGCACCCGCTGTCGGTGCCGGTGTCATCGCTTCCCCGGCATCCGCCACTTCATGGCCTGCTGCAGCAGCGAAAAGCGAGATACGCCCATGACCAAATCAATCCGCGGAGAGAGTGTGTGTGTGAGCACGACAGACTACCCGGTTGCATCGCCGCAGGACATCGCCCCTCCCATTTACCGAGCGATGATTATTTGCTCGATGGCGTTGCAGTACCTGCAAGCCATTGCACCATCGTCGGTTGATTTCTCGCTGGACGAGGCATTCGACGCCGCACACGCGACATGGGACACCGAGTGGCCGGATGACCCAGAACCACGGACCATCGAGGCTTCGCGAGATGTCGTGTCCGATGACCTCGCATATTGGGCGGAGGGCTAGCCATGACCAAATCAATCCTATCCGAACAGCGAGAGGCCGACGAGGAGCGGTGTGAGTGGTTGCTAACTATCGCCGCCGAGTGCCGGGAAAGAAATCCCTGGGGTTCTGCTGCATCAGCCATTGAAAGCGCAGTTGCCCGCATCCGCGCCCTATCCGAAGCGCTGCGGGAAGCATGCCACGAACGCGACGGGCTGCTGGCGAAGGTGGAGATGATGGGCTGGAATCCTAGCGAGACGGCTCCGAGCGGACCCCGCGTCTTAGCCAGAGGGCGCTGGATGCCCCTTCCCGCACCACCGGGAGAGAAGCGATGGGGCGCACCTTGAAGGGGGAAGGACGATGACGACACTGAGCATATACCTGGCCGGCGCGTTCGCCGTGCTTTTCATCACCGGGCTCATGAGCGACGAGGACAAGACGGACGCCCTCGTATGGGGCGGGCTGACCGCTGTCTTCTGGCCGGTCATCGTGCTGGTCGCGATCGGCAGCATCTGCGGCGCCTTCTGCGTCGGCTTCGGCCGCGTGGTTCGGGGGCTGTTTCTGGCGCTTTTCGCGCGCTGACCAGGACGGGCCCGGACAAGCAAGCCTTGACCGGATCGTCAACCTATTGATAAATCACTCACTGGAGTTCCCGTGCGGGGAACTTCCGACGGCAGGGGCGGCTTTCGCGGCGAACCCGCGGAAGCCGCTTTTCGCGAGGGGGCGCGGTTGCTGGCACTGGCGGATATTTCCGAGTACGAGCTCGAGGCCCTCGGGCCCCAGGCTATTGCCTACCTGAAATGGCAGTCCGAGTGGACGCAGACCGCCCGGCCCAACCAGATACCACCCGAGGTAGACCCCAAGACCGGCGAGCCGTGGCTCGAGTTCGGGGCGATGAGCGGGCGAGGTTGGGGCAAGGCGCTCGATATCGACACGCCGGTTCCGGTGCCGTCGGGATGGCGCGCCATGCGCGACATCAAGGTCGGCGACAAGGTCGTCGGCAGCGACGGCAGCCTCGTCAACGTTACCTTCGTCAGTCCGGTCATGATCGACCGCGAGTGCTACCGCATCGTCTGGAACGACGGCGCCGAGATCGTTGCCGACGCCGAGCACCAGTGGAGCGCGCGGTCACGCGCCGATCGCCGGGCAGGACGGGGGTGGCGCGTCGTCACGACGCAGGAGATGGTGCAGGCCCGGCAACGCGTCGGCGGCGAGCGCCAGTGGCAGACGCCCGGGCCTCCGGTCGCGCGCTTCGGGCACGCCGACCTGCCGGTCGATCCGTGGCTGCTGGGCTTCTGGCTTGGGGACGGGGACAGCGCTGGGAGCATGCTGACCGTGGGCCGCGGAGACAGGAACGAAGTGCTGGCGCTGTGCGAGCAGGCAGGCAGGACATACCGCGAGGCAGCGGGGGAGAACCGCTACACTTGCGCGGCGGCGTCATGGGGCACGCGGTGCGCGGCTACCGGGCAATACACCCTGGACGACAGTTTCAGCAGCGCGCTGCGCCAACTCGGGCTGCTGCGCAACAAGCATATCCCGGTCGTGTACAAGCGCGCCGCCGTCGAGCAACGGGAACGGTTGCTCGCCGGCCTTGTCGACTCCGACGGTTATGTCGAGCACGCTACCGGGCGCATCGAGATAACCACGACGCGCCGGGCGCTTGCGGACGACATAGCCGAGGTGGCGCGCAGCCTCGGGCACCGCGCCCGCGTCAGCGAGGAGCGCGCCATGCTCGACGGGCGTGACGTCGGCCCCAAGCACCGGGTCCGGTGGACGGCACGGAAAGGTGGCGGTCTGCTGGCGCGGAAGTGCCTCGGCGACAGAAGCCAGCTTGGTCAGCCGGACCGCATATCGACGCGCTACATCGACCGCATAGAGCGCGTCGAGAGCAGGCCGGTCCGGTGCATCGCCGTCGACGCACCGGATCACCTCTATGTCGCAGGGCGCGACTGGATCGTGACGCACAACACGCGAGTGGGCGCCGAGTGGCTCGCCCGGGCGGCCTATGAGGACGCCGAGGGTCTGCCGAGTGCTGTCGTCTGCCCGACCTACGGCGACGTGAAGAAGGTGGCCTTCGGCGGCCCGAGCGGCCTGCTCGCGGTCATTCCGCCCGAACTGGTCGTCGACTACAACAAGTCCGACTTCATGTTGACGATCCGCAACGTCGCCGGCGGAACCAGCCTGATCCAGGGCTTCTCGTCGGAGAAGCCGGAAGGACTTCGCGGTCCCAACCACGCGAGGGCGTGGTGCTTCGCGGCCGGGACGCCTGTGTTGATGGCCGACGGCAGCGAGCGCCCGATCGAGAACATCCGGCCCGGCGAGGTCGTGACGACGCGATACGGGCCGCGCCGCGTGCTGGCGTCGGGCCGCAGCGCCAACCCGAACTCTCGGCTCACGATAGAGTTTGGTGAGACGAGATTGACGTGTACCGACGACCACCCTATCCTCACGGCGCGCGGCTGGCTTGCCGCGGGAGCCTTGCGGGAAGGGGATGAGCTCTGGTCAGTGTCTGGTACGCCGGAACGTCATGGCGGCAACGACCTGACGGATATTTCAGCCACCGACGCCTCGCCTGCGGAACGCCGTTCGCGCCGAAGCGCAACAACGCCAAGTATTGCTCCCGGCCTTGTGCTGTCAAAGGTGCCCGTAAGGCGCCTCGTAAAATCCGTGGCGCACGTGCCGGTGTACGATCTGACGGTTGAAGACGTGCATGAGTTCATCGCGGCGGGGATCGTCGTCCATAACTGTGACGAGGTCGCGGCGTGGCAGAACGACCAGGACACCTGGGACATGCTCGAGATGACCCTGCGCCTCGGCACTACACCGCAGATCCTGTGGACCAGTACGCCCAAGCCGCGCACCCTGATCCGCAGCATATCGGCACCCAAGCCCGGCCGCATCATCGTCACCGGCTCGACCTACGAGAACAAGGCCAACCTCGCGCCGAGCTTCCTCAAGAAGATCACGGTCTACGAAGGCACCAAGCTCGGCGAACAGGAACTGCACGCCAAGCTGATGGACGCCGAGGAATCGGGCATCGTCAAGCGCAGCCAGTTCCGCATCTGGCCGCACGACCGCCCGCTCCCTGTGTTCGACCTGATCATCGTCAGCCTCGACACCGCCTTCACGGAGCGCACCCGGGCCAAGGACAGCGACGCGGCCACCGACACGATGAAGGGCGATCCGGACCCGACCGCCTGCACCGTATGGGGCGTGTTCAAGCACGAGAAGCGATCGAACATCATGCTCCTTGATTGCTGGGACGAGCACCTCGGCCTGCCGGAACTGATCCGGCGCTGCAAGCGCGAGATGCAGGCGCGCTACGGCGATGACAGCGGGCCGATCATCAAGCCCATCTTCGGCCCGGCGACCTCGGACATGTCCGGCCGCAAGCCGGATATCCTGCTGATCGAGGACAAGGGCTCGGGCATATCGCTGCGGCAGATGCTCGAGCAGGAAGGCGTCATTGCCTACCCCTACAACCCGGGACGCGCCGACAAGCTGACGCGCCTGCATATCGTCTCCCCGGTATTCGCCCGGCGTCTCGTCTGGCTGCCCGAGAGCAGCAACCCTTCGCGCAAGGGCCAGCCGGTCAACTGGTGCGAGACCATGCTCGCGCAACTGTGCTCCTTCACCGGGACCGGCAGCATCAAGCACGACGACTACGTCGACAGCACGTCGCAGTGCCTGCGGCTGTGCATGGACAAGGGCTTCCTGTCGGCGCAGGTGCCGGCGCACGAGCAACGTCAGGCCCGGGAGGAGAGCGAGGTCAAGCGCCAGTTGCGCCGGCCAGGGTACAACCCCTACGCGTCTTGACGCGTCGCTTGCGGCGTGCCACTTACAGCGAGTGGTTTAAAGAAGGGTATGGGCCATGGGGGATGCAGTGTTGGACGACAGGCCGGAAGCCAAGCCGGATTTCTTTTCGTTTCGGCCGCAAACCGACCACCCCCACTGGATAGACCTCGCTATGAACGACGTGGCGCAAACTGTGCGCAGCGGCGCGTTCCCGCAACCGGACTGGCAGCGCTGGACCATAATCACGGAAGACGATCCGCTGGCCTCGGTCTACCCGCCGGGCCTCTACTTCGAGGGCTGGTCGGTCGCGCCGCACCGGATGGAACCACAGCACCGCGAGCCTGTGGGCTTCAATTTCCCGCTGCAATACCTTCAATAGGCAGCATCAACGAAAGGGTGGAAAATGGAAACCGAAAGTCTCAAGGCGACCGAAGCCGAATGCGCTGAAGGCCGCACCGCGCCGCGGGTCAGCCTAGCCGACCTCGAGGCGAACATCAGCACACTCGCCTACTTCACCGCAGGCGACGCCGTCATATACCTGTGCCATCCCGAGATCGACAAACTCGTGCTGGAGGAGGACGACCGCGACAACCGGCAGTCGCTTGACGTTCTCACCATTTGCCCGCTCGTGACCCGCAACGGTTTCACGCTCATCGGCAAGAGCGCGCCGGCCAGCCCCGACAACTTCGACCCCGTGCTTGGCCGCAAGCTCGCCTACGAGGACGCCGTGCGCCAGCTGTGGCCGCTCATGGGCTATGCGCTGCGGGACAAGCTCGCCGGGCTGTGACCCCCTCTGCGCCCTCCAAGGAGAACTTCTGCTATGTCTGGAAAAAGGATACTCCTATGAGCAAGCCCGTCCTGTGCCTTGATTTCGACGGCGTCATTCACAGCTACGAAAGCGGCTGGCATGGGGCTGACGTCATTCCTGACCGACCCGTGCCGGGTGCCGTCGATTTCATTTTACGTGCGCAGGAGCATTTCTGCGTTGCCATTTTCAGCAGTCGCAGTCACCAGACGAACGGAATTAGTTCGATGCAGTCGTGGCTGCTCGGCCGCGCGCAAGAGGCGTGGGTACACCGAGAAGGCATACTGGCCGAACTCGGGCCGTTCAGCGAAGTGCTCAAACGGCTTGCCCAGATAGAGTGGCCCACCGAGAAGCCGCCTGCGTTCTTGTCGATCGACGACCGGGCGTTGACCTTCAACGGCAACTGGGCCGACTTCGATCTGGAGGAACTCAAGAGGTTCAAGCCGTGGAACAAGTGACAGACGATTTCGCCAACTACCCGGTGAGCATGAGCGAGGCGCGGGCCACCCGCGACGAGGACTGCCGGCTGTGGTCGCCGCGCGACGCGCTCATTTCCATCCTGCGCGACATTGACGAAGGCAAGGTCGCTCCGGACGCGTTGATCTGCATATACCGCGAGCGCGGCGACGACGGGAGTACGCAAACGCATTTTGCCGCTGCCTCGCCGGACATCCACACGTCTCTCGGGTTGTTGACGCGCGGGCAGTTCAGGTTGATGGAATGACCAGCGCCGGCCTGAACGCATGTATCGAGGGGCTCGATGGCGAGTATCCCGAAACCATATGGTTCTACCCCGCCCAAGGGGAGCCGGAGCGCTGCGGTTACGTCCGCATGGATCGCTACACGGACCTGTTGCGGGCGCTTGGACAGGCGCGCAGGCTGGTAGACGCCGTGAAGGCACAGGCAGGCGTAGCGGACCCCGCCCTCCTCGCGAAAACTGACCACGCTATCCGAACGGCTCTGTCTGAGGTATATGCCAAGGTCTTCGCAGCGGGGGCTACGCACTGATGGACGACGAAGACGAGAGCATCGAGGGCGAGTACGTCGAACTTCCGGACGATGACGAGACCGACGTAGAGGACACCGAAGACGGCGGCGCGCTGGTCACGATCGGCGGCAACGCCAAGCGGTCGGCCGACTTCTACGAGAACCTCGCCGAGACGATGAGCGAGAATGATCTCGACCACCTCGCCTCGTATTTCATCGACCTGATCGAGCGCGACCGACAGTCGCGCAAGCGGCGCGACGATCAGTACGCCGAAGGCCTGAGGCGTACTGGCCTAGGCGACGACGCACCCGGCGGCGCCACTTTCGAGGGCGCCTCGAAAGTCGTGCATCCGATGCTGGTGTCGGCGACAGTCGACTTCGCCGCGCGCTCGATCCGCGAACTGTTCCCGGCCGAGGGTCCGGTCAAGGACGCGATCCCGGGCGACATCTCGCCGGAGAAGGTCCGTAAGGCCAAGCGCAAGACCGCGCTCATGAACTGGCAGCTTACGGTACAATGCCCCGAGGCGCGCAGCGAGATCGAGCAGATGCTCACTCAGGTGCCGATGGGCGGCGCCCAGTACATCAAGCTGTCGTGGAATGAAGGGCGCAATCGCCCGAGCTTCCTGTTCGTTGCAATCGACGACATGTTGCTGCCCTACGCGGCCTCGGGCTTCTACTCGGCGCAGCGCAAGACGCACGTCCAGTACCTGACCCGCGTCGACTTCGAGCAGCGGGTCGAGTCTGGCGAATACCGCGACATCGCGCTGAGCGCGGTCTCGCTGATGCCGGATCAGACTGACGCGGCCAAGGCCAACGACAAGATCGAGGGCCGCGACGACACCAGCTACAACGAGGACGGACTGCGCGAGGTCTACGAGGTCTTCGCCCTGTGCTCGCTGACGCAGAAGCGCGGCAACCGCGAAGGCGCCGACGACAAGGCCGAAGGCGACGAGGGCATCGCCCCGTACATCATCTCGATCGACAAGACCTCAGGCAAGGTCCTGTCGATCTACCGCAACTGGGACGAACTCGACGAAAGCCGCGAGGAATTGCAGTGGTTCGTCGAATTCCCGTTCGTGCCGTGGCGCGGCGCCTACCCGATCGGTCTTCCGCATATGATCGGTGGACTGAGCGCTGCCGCGACCGGCGCGCTGCGCGCCCTGCTCGACGCCGCGCACATTCAGAACACGCCGTCCGGCATGAAGCTCAAGGGCGTGACCCGGGGCGGGCAGGACGTCGCGCCGCAGCCTGGCGAGATCACCGAGATCGAAGGCGGCCTGGTCAACGACGACATCCGCAAGCTGTTCATGCCGATGCCGTACAACCCGCCATCGACTACACTGTTCAGTCTGCTCGGGTTCATTGTCGACGCGGCGAATTCGGTTGTCCGGACCACGTTCGAGGACATGGCCGAGCAGCGTGCCGACGTGCCGGTCGGCACCACACTCGCCCGCCTCGAGCAGGCGATGGTGGTCTACCGCGCGATTCACGGCCGGCTGCATGACGCCATGCAGCGGCTGCTGGCCATCCTGCACCGCCTCAACGGCATGTATCTCGACGACGAGAAGATCGAGAGCGAGCTCGGCGAGGAACTGGCGACCCGGGCCGACTTCGAGGGGGCGATGGACGTCGTCCCGGTCAGCGATCCGAACATCTTCTCCGAGACGCAACGCGTCATGCAGGGGCAGGCCGTTGGCCAGCGCGCTGCGGAACGCCCCGATCTCTACGATGCGCGCAAGGTCGAGGAATTCATTCTCTCCTCGCTCAAGATCCCCAACGCCGAGACCATGCTTGTGCCGCGCGTCGAGCCGAAGGAGCAGAACGCGGTCAACGAGAACGTCGCGGCCATGGTCGGCCGCGCGATCACGGCGTTCCCCGAGCAGGATCACCTTGCGCATATCCAGACGCACCTGACCTTCATGATGAGCCCGGTGTTCGGGCAGAATCCGCTGTCGGCGCCGGTCTTCCTGCCGGTCATGCTCGGGCATCTCAACGAGCACGTAAGCTGGTGGTACGCGTCGGAGGTCTTCAAGAAGGCGAGTGCGGCGATCGGCGTCGACCTCGGCGAGCAAATGAAGGGCATCAAGGACGACCACGAGAGCCGGCGCATGCTGGACCGCATGCTGGCCGAGGCGACGCAACTCGTCGTTCAGATGGGCCAGCAGCAGTTCGAGCAGTTCCCCGCGATCATCCAGCAGGCGCAGCAGGTCCTCGCCCAGTACGCGCCCAAGCCGCCGGTCGATCCGAAGGCCGAGGCGGCCATGCTCAAGATCCAGCAGACCGCGACGATTGCCCGCGAGGACAACCAGGCCGACATGCAACTCGAGGTGCTGCGCCAGAATAGCGAAGACCGGCGCAAGTCGATGGACCTGCAAGTCCGCAAGCAAATGAACGACGACGACAACGCAACGGCCGCGACGATCGCCGCAGCGGAGATCAATTCAGGCGAGCGCGTTTCGATGTCGACCGGTGGGGGCTCCGGTCCAAACCCCTGACAGAAAGGAGGCCGTTCATGGCGAGAAAGAAGAAAGAGGCTGAGCAGGTCGATCAGGCCGAGCAGAACGACGCGAAGGATGAGGGCGGCAAGCCTGACACGTCCGAGCGGGCCCGGCAGTTGCAGATGGGCAAGCGCGACCAGTGATTGACCAGATCCTCAACGCGATCAAGGAAGCACAGAAGGATACCGCGATGGAGACCATGCGTCTGACGTCCGGGGACGTCTTCGCGCTTGGCGTCCAGATCGGTATGTTCCGGGGCCTTGAGCACAGCGAGAGGATCATAGAGAAACTTCTCGACGAGCAGGACCGGCGCGACCAGCGTCGGTGAAAAGAGGGTGTGATGTCCGACTTAGAATACGCGTTCAACAAAGTGCAGTTCCACTACGAGGGCGGCCTGGCCGAGGCGTTCCCGCCGATCGAGCCAGGGGTCCAACCACTCGGCCAGCGCGTGCTGGTGCAACTGCGCAAACCCAAGGCGAAGACGGCCGGCGGTATTATCCTGCCGGGCGAGACCCGCGACACCGAGACCTGGAATACGCAGACCGCCGTCGTCCGCGCCATTGGGCCGGTAGCATTCAAGAAGATCGACGACCTGACCGACTGGCCGGAGGGCGCCTGGGTTCAACCCGGCGACTTCGTGCGCGTGCCCAAGTATGGCGGCGACCGCTTCAGCGTCACCGACCAGGACGGCATCGAAGTGATCTTCATCCTGTTTCGCGACACGGATCTCGTGGCCAAGGTCACAGGAGACCCGCTGGCCGTGAAGGCATTCATCTAAACAAAGGGGCGTAGGGGGCGAACATGGCCGACGAACAGAAGACTGACGAAACCGAGGACTTTATCATCCTCGAGACCCCGCCGGAGGATGATGCCGGCGAGGCCGAAGACAAGCAGCCGAAGGACGGCGCCGGGGCCGACGCGGACGACGATGACGAGGAGGATGAAGATCAGCGCCTCGCCCACGACGAAGGCGAGGACGACGATGACGCCTCCGGCGACAGTATGTCGTTCGCGAAGAAGCGGCGCCTCAAGCGCAAGGAACGGCGTCGCCGCGTCCTCGAGCAGAACCGCGCTCGCGAGGACTTCTTGCTTCACCAGATCACGACGTTGCAGCAGCAGGTCAAGCAACTCGAGGGCGTCTCCTACGCGCACAGCGAGAGCAGCATCGAGCAGCAGATCGCGGAAGCGCGCCGCCAGTTCGAGCTTGCCGACGACATCATGGGCAAGGCGATCGACGCCGGAAACGGCGAAGATGCGCGCAAGGCCATGCACTTCCGCGACGAGGCCAAGCGCAAGATCGACGAATTGCAGGGGGTGAAGACGCAGGTCTCCACCATGCGCGAGCAGGTGTCGCAGACGCCGGTCGCCGATCCGCGCGTCGCTCGCAATCGGCAGGATTGGATCGACGCCAACGCGGAATGGTACGACGGCAAGAACGCCGACAGCCAGGTCGTGAAGTCGATCGACGCGCAGATCGCGCAGGCTGGGTTCGACCCGGCTACGCCGGAATACTGGCGCGAGCTTACGCGCCGTACCAACGCCTACTTCGCCGCGCAGACGGGCGACGATGACGAGGATGAATTCGAGGCTCCGCGCCGGCGACAGCCCGCGCCAAAACGAAAGGCTCCGCCAACCGGCATGACCCGTGAAACCACAGGCGCAGGCGGCCGTCCGCAGATTTACGTGACACCCGAGCAGAAGCAGGCTATGATCGACGCTGGGTACTGGGATGATCCGGTCAAACGGAACCGAGTGCTCAAGCGGTATGCGGAACAAAGCCGTCAGGCTGCTCGCTGAACAGGGGGTATAAGATGGCTGACCAGACCGACAACCGTATTCGCAAGGACCTCAGTGTTGCGCGCGGGTCGCGTGCCGCGGAAGACCGACGTCTATCCGAGGATCGCACGCTTACCGATGACGAGCGACTTGACATGTTCCGGCGTGAACTTTTCAACGACGCACTTCCCAATTTGCCGGAGATCGCCGGCTACCATTGTTGCTGGTTGAGCACGAACTACCAGGGCGGGGATACGATTCACAAGCGTATGCGCCTTGGCTACGAGCTCATCCGCTCGGATGAAATTCCGGGCTTCGACCATATCTCGCTGAAGACCGGCGAATACGCTGGCTGCATCGGGGTCAACGAAATGGTGGCCGCGAAAATCCCCGAGGGCCTTTACCGGGGCTACATGCGTATCGCTCACCACGAACAGCCCAGAGAAGCTGCCGATGCCCTTAACAGGCAACTGGACAGCATCCGCGAGGAGGCTGCCCGTGCAGGCGGACGCATCACGACCGACGTAGGCGAGGGTATCGACGGCATGAAGGAATTGCAGCGCACATCCGCGCCCGTTCCTGAAGATTTCGTCTGACGACGCGATCGGCAAGGGCGGGTTGGTAGCAACCTGCTTTAGGGGTAAAGCCCATGTCTTCGACTTCGGCGCCGTTCGGGCTCCGTCCGGTGATGCACCAGTCTGGCGTTGTTCGCCCGTCTGCGTACACCATCGCGACCGGCTATGCGACCGGCATTCTCCAGAACCAGCCGATCAAGATCGGCACCAACGGGACGATCGAGGCTGCGGCCATCGGCGACCGTTTCATCGGCACTTTCCAGGGCGTCGAATATACCGACACCCTCGGCAAGCGCATCTACTCCAACCAGTGGATCGCCAGCACGTCAGCAACCAACATCGTGGTTTACACGACCGAGGACCCGCTGATCACCTACGAGATCCAGTCGAACGCTGCGCTGGCCGTTGCCAACATCGGCGAGCAGTTCGACTTCACCACCATCTCCGCCGGCTCGACCACCACGGGTCTGTCGCAGCTGATGCTTGACGTCGCATCGAGCGCCGCCAACGCCAGCCTGCGCCTGATCAACAAGGCGAGCTATCCCGACAACAACTGGGGCGACACCTACGTCATTGCCCAGGTTCAGATCAGCGAACACCAGTTCGTTGCTGATCGAGCCGCGATCTAAGGAGGGCACTGACAATGGCAGCTCCAATGCGCTCCACTGACTTCCGCGACATCGTCGCGCCGATCCTCAATGAGGAATTCGACGGCGTTTACGACCAGCGGCAGGACGAGTGGTCGAAGTTCGCCCGTGAGTTCAACGGTATCGCTCGCGCCTACCACGAGGAGCCCGTCCTGTACGGCTTCGGTCCGGCGCCTGAGGTTCCCGATGGCACGGCGTTCACCTACCAGTCGGGCGGTGAACTGTTCAACCAGCGCTACGTCTACAAGGTCTACGGCCTGGCGTTCGCGCTCACCAAGGTGCTCGTCGAAGACGGGGACCACATTCGCATCGGCCAGACGATGTCTCGCCACCTTGCCCAGTCGCTGATCGAGACGAAGGAACTGCTGGGGGCACAGATCCTCAACTACGCCTTCAACTCCAGCTACCCGGGCGGCGACGGTGTCTCGTTGATCAACGCGTCGCACCCGATCGTGACGGGGACCTTCTCGAACCAGCTGACGACCGCGGCCAACCTGTCGCAGACGTCACTCGAGCAGATCCTTATCCAGATCCGGAACGCGACCGATGCCAACGGGAAGAAGATCAATCTCCGTCCGCGCCAGATCGTCACCGGTCCGAGCAACATGTTCCAGGCAGAGGTTCTGCTCAAGAGCGTGCTGCGCGCCGGCACCGCCAACAACGACATCAACCCGATCAAGTCGATGGGGCTGCTGGACAGCGAGGCGGCGATCATCTCGCGCATCACTTCGACGACTGCCTGGTTCGTTGACACCAACGCGCCTGAAGGCATCAAGCTCGCCATGCGGCGCAAGCTTGAGAAGTCGATGGAAGGTGACTTCGACACCGACAGCATGCGGTACAAGGCCTCCGAGCGCTTCGCGTTCGGCTGGACCGACCCCCGCGGCATCTACGGCACCGCCGGTCTGTGATCTAAGGCGCTGACATATCCGCACATGCAGAAGCCCCCGCAGGAAACTGCGGGGGCTTTTCGCCAAGAGGAGGTGTCAGGCCTTCTCAAGCGTAGCGATCCCTGCTAGACATGTGCCTGCGGATATGACCAGCGCCTCAGATGACCCCATCTCTGAGGGCTTATCGTCATGGAAAACACTGTCACGCGGTTCCCGAACGGGGTCGTCAATCGTAGCGAGACCGACATCATGTCGGATTTCCTACAGGATGACCCGTCGCGGCTGCATCTCTACTGGGACGACTTCGACACCTACGTCGCAGGCGACTGGGTCGTCACCGAGACCAATGCCGGTGCTACCCAGGCTCTGACGGCCGGCGACGGCGGTTGGCTGCTTGTCACCAACACCGCAGCCGACAACGATCTCGTTGCGTTGCAGAAGACCCCTGCGGGCTTCAGCTTCACGGCGGGCAAGAAGGCGTGGTTCCGTTGCCGGTTCAAGACCAGCGACGCTACGCAGTCGGACATCGTCTTCGGTCTCCAGGTGGTCGACACCACGCCGCTCGATGTCACCGATGGCATCTACTTCCTGAAGGCGGATGGCGCGGCTACGGTCGACATCTTCTGCCGGAAGAACGCCACTACCGGTTCGACGACGGCTGCTGCGGTTGCCACGATGGCGAACGACACGTTCATCGAACTGGCCTGGTATTACGACGGCGTCAGCAAGGTCTACTACGCGGTAGACGGCACCGTGAAGGGCACGCTCGACGCTTCGTCCAGCTACCTGCCCGACACGATCTGCACGGTGAGCTTCGCTCTCCAGAACGGCGAGGCCGTAGCCAAGACGTTGACTGTCGACTACATCCTCGCGGCTGTGGAGCGCTAAGCCATGCGTCCGATCACGTACACCTTGAGCGACGCCTCCGGGGGCGCCAAGAGCATCGTCATTCCGATCGACTACATGGCGCGGCCCCAGGTGTCGCTTCAGGTGGACGTGACCGGCACGGCAAACTGGACCATCCAGCAGACAGTCGACAACGTCTACGACACAAGCATCACGCCGCTCTACATGGACCACCCGGACAGCAACCTGGTGGCGCAGACGGTCGATCGGCAGGGCAACTATGGATACACGCCGTTCGCTATCAAGTTCATCCTGAACTCAGGCTCTGGATCTGCGCGGATATCGGTTATCCAGGCAGGAACCATGGGCGGGTAGGACATGAGCGGGCTCTGGCGCGGCTGGATCAGCCTCGAGGGTGGCAACGGCCTCTACACAGGCTCCTTCAGCCTATGGAACGGCGACAGCGGCCTTATAGACGACCCGGTAGAGGGGGCGGCGCCTGTTCTGACGGCTCCGACGCTGACCTTGACCAGCGACGTCGGCCGGCGGCCGGTAACGTGGAACTCGTCGGCGGATGACACGATCTTCGCGGGCTACGTCTACCGCCTGCAAGTCGCAACGAACAGTGACAGGACCGGAATTGTTCAGGACATCAGCCACGACATCGTCGGCGGAGAACTGAATGGCGCATCATCGTCCTACGACCTGAGCGGGGACGGCTACAGCGAGCCGCCTGTTGGCACGTTCTACTACTTTGCTCGCTACGAGCGCGATGACGGCGAGGTCTCGGCCTGGGCAGGCCCGATGACGGTCGTGGTGTACGACTTCGCGCCAACGGCCTTCTCGTTCACCGACGAGACGGGGCTAGCGCTGAGCACACTCGAAACGTCGAACTCCATTACCGTGCTTGGCGTCTCCGCCGCAGCGGTGTGCAACTGGACTGTAACTGGCTCGGGCTTCGAGGCCCAGGTGAACGGAGCCGGCGCTTGGGCCACTTCGGGCACCTGCGAGCTTAACGACACAATCCAGCTGCGCGGCACGACGTCGGCGACCAACAGCACCGCGCTTAATGGCGTGCTGGATATCGAGGGCGTTACCGATACCTGGACTATCACGACTGTCGCCAGCAGCCTGGTCGACGGCACGCAGGGCAGCGCCAACTCTGCCATCCTCGCTGCGGTCTATTTCACCGTCAGCGGCACGACGGTCAGCAGCATCACCGGCAAGAACAAGAACGTCTCGTCGGTCACGCGGATCGGAACGGGTGCATACCGCATCGAGTTTGCTTCTGCGCTGGCAAACAATAACTACGGCGTCCTCGTCGGCGGCAAGAGGCCGGATGCCGCCAGCGGCCGGGCCTTGCGGTGCCAGCCGGCGCAGGACGATGCGGCTAGCTTTACCTCCTACTCCACCACGACACTGGATGTGTACGTGAAGGAGCACGGCAGCACTTCGGTGGTCGAGCCGGAAATGCTGGGTATCGTCGTCTTCGATCCGGCCTCGATCGGCTCGGACTACCTGGCGGCGGTATCGTGGACAAACAGCAGCCCGTGGACCAGCCCCTCTATCGCACTCGAGACCAACGTTGCGTCGCTTACGCGCAATCTCGCTAGCTCTTGGCGCTTCGCGTTCGACAGTGCTCTGCCCGATGCGGACTATCAGGTATTCGGTACTGCCATGTACGGTCCGACGTCGGGGAACTACATCCCTCAGATCGGTGCGTGCCGCGACACGACAGGGGGCTATAACTCCTACTCCACGACCGCCTTCGACTTTGTCGGGGGCATTCTGGACGTCGGCGGGAGCTACGACAACGGCGGCGGCTCGCTGCTGTTCAAGAACGGCGCGGTCAACCCAAGGGGGACTTTGGCCTCCGTGCAGTTCCATGTCGATGCAACGACGCGAGCAATCACCATCCTGGATAGCTGGAACGTGGCCTCGGTCACGCGCCACGACGACGGGCGCTATCTGGTCACTTTCGACACCGAACTGTCTGACGCGGAATACACCTGCTTCGCGTTCGGTCGATATCACGATGCCGCGGGCTCAGCCGCGCCGCAGATCAGTCTCAACAACGACACGACCGCTGGGTACAACACGCATTCGTCGACAGAGGCTGAGATCATCGCGGGCGACTCGGGTTCAACCTCGCTCTACGATTGCGATCTTGTCAGCCTGTGGTTCGTGAAGCCGTGGCTGATGTAATGCGCGCCTGGCTCGCCCTCCTCCCCGCGATCGCCATCATCGCAGGCACGCTGTGGGCAATTCCGCGCCCAGATCCTGACGCGCTGCTGGCCGCCTCGATCGTCTCGTCTCTCTGCCAAGGTGAACCATGAGGAAACTGCTGCTCATCACTACCGCCTTGATCAGCTCGCCCGCCTGGGCCGGCCCGAAGCCGCCTGACGTCGCTGCTTATGACCCGCAGCCTGCGACCTACCCGTCCGGTTATGTGACCCAGCCGACGATTGGTGACGGCTCCAACGCGCATGGCGGCACGCCCCCGGCTTTCGCCACGATGCCCGCTGACATCCCGACCCCGGCGCGCACGACGTATCTGGAAGGCGGGGCAAGCTGGTGCGGCGGCGACAACACCAACCCGAACCGCTGCGGCGCGCCCAGCTGGCGCGAGGCGCAGCCCAAAATGCGCCTGTCTATCCCCTCGTTCAAGATGCTGTGCGACGACCCGGTGCGCAACTATTCGCAGCCCGGTCAGAGCCATTGCCATCAGTGGTACGGCAACGAGGGCGCCAACGCCTATTCCACCTATGAATCGCTTCGCACGCGCAGCAAGAGCACGTCGACGCCCTTGAACGCCACGGCCTACTGGTTCCCCCCGCTCTGCAAGACGAATACCTTTGGCACCGGCATCACCTATTGCGTGCGGTCGGACTGGATCACGGTTTACTATGCCGCTGACACCCAGGCGGATATTGCCCAGCTTGTCCGCATCCCTCGCGGGCTCCGCTATGTCGCCGGGACGCACATGGACGACCCGGACGACGATTACGCCACCGCCGAGATTGCCGCGGCCAATGCGCAGTCGGGCACGGCTGGCCGCTATGCCTACGTCGGGAATGGTTTCATCGGCTGGCAGTGCGTCAACAACGGCGTGGTCATCA